AAAAAATATTAAAAATGAAAAAAAAAATAAATGAATTTATAACAATTAAAAATAATGAATTACAATTAAAAGATAAAAAAATTATTGAATTAGAAAAACAATTAAAAATAAATGAACATACATCAACTGAATTAGTAATAAAATTAGATAATAAAATTTATGATTTAAAAGAAGAAAATAAAAAGTTAAATGAAGAAAATAAAAAACTAAATGATTATATAAATAAAAATTATATGGAACTTTTATAGATGAAAAAATAAAAAAACTATAAATATTATTGTTAAGTACATCACATTAAAATATATAATTAAGAACATTAAAATATATAATTAAGAACAGTAATATCTGTTAGATCTATACAACATAAAAATTTAATAATATAATACATTAAATTATTATAATTTATTTTAATATTATATTTTGACTGTAAATAATAAAATGGTTTAATATTAATTTTATTATTTAATTGATTCTTATTTAATTGATTCTTATTTAATTGATTGTTATTTGTAATATTTAATTTATAATTAATCAAATTACTATTAATATAATGTGTTAGATGCATTATAATATATAATATAATAATTAAATATAAATAAATTCAATTTTATTTATCTAGACATATATAATGAAACTAGATATGATAACATTTATAAAATGTATTGCTTTAATGTATGTATCTATATTGTTTGTTTTATCAGGTATATTTATAACTCATATTTGTGATCTTTATATATTTCCTAAAAGTTTGTCACAAAATGATAATTTAAAAAGTATGAGTATATTAACATTAGAAATTGCATTTATAGTTGGTATTGTAACTATTTTAAGTTATATTGGAAGAAATATTATTCAATTAATTCCATTTCCATTAGATAATGTTTATGGATTTCAGTATGAACGTTTATCAGAATTAAAATCTGGTGCTTTATTATCATTAAGTTTACTATTATATAATTTAACATTATCATCTAAAATTAATATACTTAAAAATAAATTAGCTATGTAAGTTTATTTACAAAATAAACTTCTCTACATTTATTTATATCATCATCATCAGTAATATTATTTGTAATGCTATCAAATGATTCACCTTTTGCTAATCTTAATATAAAATTTATTGAATATACACCACATTCAGAATTTTTAAATTGGTGTCTAACTTGATTAAATCTAATATCAAAATTTTTTAATTTTTTTTCTAATATTTTAATATTTTCCGAATCATTTTTTAAATATTTATTTATATCTAAGACTTTATTATATTTTTTTTTATATAAAAATTTTACAATTTTTGTTATAAACTTTTTAATTCTTTTTTTAGGTTTAATACCATATGAATCAAAATAATATACATGACCTTGTAGTAAATCAGTATATAATGCAACCCAATGAGAACCAGATTTGTAATGTTCGTCTAAATTTATAACTAAACCAATTTTAACTTTATTATCATGTATTAATTCATTAAAATTAATATTATGTAATTCTAATAATGTTAAATCTTCAAAATCATATGGTACTGCTCCTAAAAATAAAAAATCTTCGTATTTATTATGATATTGTGCAATAACATCATTAATATGAACTGTACTTAACCATTCATATTGTCCTTTAGGACCTTTAGGACGTAATGTATATTCATTAATTTCATCATCTTCTAATGCTTTAATAAAATCTAATTTTAACCAACATGTTTGTGTTGAACATGTTTTTGATAATTTATTATTTAATTGTTTAACTAATTCTAATTTGTTATTTGATATTATAATTTTATCTGTATTATTTTTATTATATGATTCAGATATTCTAATTAATTGGTCAAGACTAAAACATGAGCCATCTGTATATTTAATATTTGGCGCACATCTTGTATCATCTTCACTAACTTTATTATGTTTAGTCATTTATTATTATTAAGAAAATATTATTTAAAAAATATTAATATTTAATAATTTTATTTTAATTTTCTAAACTTAAATATATACAAAATGTCATTTAAAAATAAATATTTAAAATATAAATCTAAATATATTAATTTAAAACATGAATTAAGTAATCGACAAAATTTACATAATAATCGACAAACTTTATATAATAATCGTCAAACTGGTGGTAGTCGTGATATTATGGATATCAGTCAATTAAGTGACACTCCAGTATCAATTAATTCATTTAATATTTCGGGTGGAAATAATAAAGGTAATAAAGATAGTGATGATAATGATGATAATGATGATGATGATGAAGACAGTGATGATAATAAAGATGATGAAGACAGTGATGAAGACAGTGATGATAATAATGATGATAATAATGATGATGACAGTGATGATGATGACGATGATGATGATGATAATGATGATGCCGATGATAATGCTAATAAAAATAAAGTAAGCAAAGTTAGTGATAAAAAACATAATAATATTAAAGTACAAGATGATGATGATGATGATGATGATGATGATGATGATGATGATGATGATGATGATGATGATGATGATGATGATGATGATGATGATGATGATGATGATCGTAATGGTGGATCAACTGGTGGATCATATACTGAATCATCATTAGCATCATTTATATCAGTTACTTCATCGGACAATTAATTATTAAATTTTTTTATAGCATCGTCTAAATTTAAATAAATATATCTAATTAAATAATGAACGAAATTAATGGATTAAATCTATTAGACGAATATATATATAATAACAAAAACTGTAAAAATATAATATTATTTTTTGGCGCATCATGGTGTGCACCATGTAAAAAACTTAAAAATGATATATTACAAATACTAGATGATATTCAAGCTAAAGATATACGTTTATGTTATATAGATGTTGATAATGAATTAAATGCAAAATTAGTTAAAAAATATAAAGTAAAATTTTTACCTACACAAATTTGTATTAATTTAACACAAATAGATAATAATAACTTGAATAATGAATATTTAAAAATAAATATTAATAATAGAATTGATGGTTATGATTATACAAAATTACTACAAATCATTAATGAAATGTAAAAAATATTGAAAATATTATTATAAAAATATAATAATATTGATAATAATGAAATCTAAATTTAGTATCAATAATGTTAATATGATAAATATGTGGTGTTATAATTTAAAATTTAATTCAGATTGTACAATATGTAGATGCAATTTAAATACTAATTCATTATATGCAGACGAAAAAGGAACAACTTCTTATGTTGTATCTGGTTTATGTGGTCATTCATTTCATTATGAATGTATTAATCCATGGATAAAAACAAATATTAATTGTCCATTATGTCCAAATAAATGGATATATGAAAAACTATAATATTTAGTGTGTTATTTATACAGTTTCAACATTGTGTTTTTCATTAGAATCATTTTTTTTATTGTATCTATAATAAGTACCAGAATAATTATTAAATGAATATGTTTTATGTTCATCACGATTTAATAATATATCAAAACTTTCTTTAGTATCAATTGTAAAATCACCACAACCCAAATATTGATTATTCTTTTTATATTGTTTATAATAAAGAACTTCAGCATTTGCATTTGTAGTAATCCAATTAATATGATTTTTTTTTAATTCATTATAATCATCAGACTCTTCTAAACCGGACATTGTAAAAAATACACGATAGTGTGCAAATTTTGCTTTATATTTTTGTTTTAATAATTTAAATGCTACTTGTGAATTGTCAATAGTATCAAATACTAAAAAAGTATTTCCATTATTAGTTTGAGTAGAATTTACTAAACCTTTTAGTGTCTCTGTTGGTATGGTATCATTAGTTTTAATTAAAATAGTTCGTCCAGCTTTATGAACAATTTTTTTATTATCTCTATTATCTTTATTTTCGGTGTTATTCATTGTTAATAATATATATAATTAAATCTTTAAATTAATATTAAATTATATTAATTATCTGATTATTTAAATTATTAAATTCATCTAATAAATAATCGTGTTTAATATATTTTATTAACAAAATATCATTTACATTATTATTTAATTTTGTATTGTTATTTAATTTTGTATTATTATTAATATAAATATTATATTTTTTATCATATATATTTTTATAAATAATTAATTTTATTATTATTTCTAAAAATTTTTTAAAATATGTTATTTCAATAATATTAATTATATTATTATTAATATTATTTATAATAATATAATATAATTCATTTAATTTAATGTTATCATTGTCAGATTTAATAAAATAATTATTATATTTTGTTATAATATTATCTAAATTAACGTAATCATTAGTTATATTTCTTTTATGAAAAAAAATAATTCTAGAAATTTCTGGAATTATATTTGTGTATATGTTACTTTTATTTAAAAATTTTTTAATTAATTCTGGTAAGAATAATACATCATATAATGCATAATCTAATAATTCTTTACTTAAATTATTAATATCAAAAGTAACAGTATACACGGGTCCAGTAATATTTTCTATATTATTTAACATTTTATATTTTTTTTTAGTAATAATATTAAATTCTAATAATAAATCATAAATACTACACTTGTTAATTATATTATTTTCAATATGATAATATTCACATAAATACTTTGTATCAAATAAATTATTAATAAATTTATAAATTATTTTTTTATTATTTACAAATAAATCATTAAATAAATATGGTATATCTAATGATTCACTACCATGAATAACTTTTATAATATCATTATGTGTTAATAATTTTATTAGTATATTATATTGTTTTATATTTAATGATGGTGGATAAAATATACAAATATTTGCTTTATTATTATCATATTCTAAATTAATTTGCATTAATGCAATTTTACGTATTTTATTTGTAACTCTTTTAAATTCAAAATCTAAACCTATAAATTTATTATTATATGTAGATTTAATAAATTTTTTAAAAATATTAATCATTTTTGATATTTTATCTAGTGAATTTGCTAATAAAATATTATATGTTTTATTATTTAATTTTGGATAAAATTCTTGCGAACCTTTTAATTTATAATTATTCATTATTAATTATAAAGAAAATATATAATAATATATAATTCTTATTGATTTGTAGATGATTGATTTGTAGATGATTGATTTGTAGATGATTGATTTGTTTTTGGTTTTTCTATAATATGATGTATTGTATTTTCACTTGTTATATTCCATTTATTTTTTAATTCTACTATAATATTATCATGTAATGTAAAATTTATATATTTATTTAAAATTATTATTTCATAAATAGATCCTGGGAAAATAAATTTACCTGAACTATTAGAACCAATAAAAATATCTATAGGAGTATTATTTAAATTATTATTTGTAATTGGTCCCCAATTAATAATTTTTTTCATATTGTATAAATAAAATATATTATTACTTATTAATCCAGAAATAATTGTTACATAATTATTTATTAATAAATTAGTATATGATGTAAATTTATTATATGTATTAATTTTTATTTTATCTGTACCAATATAGATATTATTATTACTTAAATTAAATAAACAATAATCAGTATTATGATGTTTATTTGTTGTTTCTGATAAATTACAAACAATAAAAAATGTAAACTCGTTAATAATAACATTTTTAATCAATAATCCACCAGTCTTATTATCCAAAGTAATACTTTTATTATAATAAATAGGAGATTCTGGTGTATTAGTTAATACTGCTTTTTTATTTATAGCTATTGCATTATTATACCAATCTAATGATGAATAATTAATTGGCATTGATAAGTAATTATTTTTAAGTATAGATGGATCTAATAAAAATATTAAATCTGATTTCATATTATTAAGTATATCAGAAAGTGTTAATGGTTCTGTTATTGTATTAATATCATTAGATACTTGAGGTATATTCCAATAAGATATTAATTCAGATAATTTTGTATTATGTTGTACATTATCTAATCCTATATTATAAATTGATACATGATAAATATTACCTTTGAATTTATGAATAATATTATTATTTTTTATTTGACCAATAGTAACTGAATTAGAACAAATTAAATTTGAATAATATGATTTACTTAACAATTTATTATTTATTAGAGATGTATACATATTACTAATTGACAATATACCATTATTAATTATACATGAAATTATAGTAATATTTGTTAAATATAATGGTACATCATATAAATATGCAATACCATTAATAATAATTGCTTCATTATTAATACTAATACATCCTAAATCGACTAAACAATAATTTGTACTATTTTTAAATTGTAGTGGTAAATGACATATAATATAAATAGATATATTATTACTATTTAATGATAAGTTTGTATTATTATCAACATTAGAAGTATTATTATTATACTGATATATAGGATATACTTGATTATTTTTATTAGATGATTCTATATTAGATGAATTTATATTAGATGAATTTATATTAGATGATTCTATATTAGATGAATTTATATTAGATGATTCTATATTAGATGATTCTATATTAGATGAATTTATATTAGATGAATTTATATTAGATGATTCTATATTAGATAAATTTATATTAGATGATTCTATATTAGATGATTCTATATTAGATGAATTTATATTAGATGAATTTATATTAGATGATTCTATATTAGATGATTCTATATTAGATGAATTTATATTAGATGAATTTATATTAGATGATTCTATATTAGATGATTCTATATTAGATGATTCTATATTAAATGATTCTATATTAAATTTATTAACAAGTATTTCATTATTAAATATTAAAACTAAAATTATAATTATTATTAGTAATATTATATTAATAATTAAATTACTAAAATTTGATGATTTATTATTAGTCATATATAAATGTTTGAGGAGATATTTAATTAAAATTTATATATTTTAATATTAATTTAAAATATATTTAAAAAATAAAATAAAAATATTATTATATTATGTTTAAATATTTATTTTGTATAGGTTTATTACGACATTATAATAGTTTTACACCAATAATTAATAACTATAAAGGTATAGATTATAGGTATCCAATATATGATATTGAAGATAATTATTTAATATATAAATATTATAATATAAATAATATATTAATTAAATTACAATCAAAAAAAATATCAAATAATGATAAATTATTATTATCACAAAAATATTTAGGTTATAATAAAATTAAACCAATAAATAATGTAATAGATGATATAGAATTTGATAATTTAATATATTATTATCAACCATAATAATTAAAAATATGCTTTATTACAAAAAAAATTTATAAAAATTGAAAATATAATTTTATATTAATAGTAATCAATATAAAATTATGAAACTAAATTTTAAATTTACTAATAAACATAAAGAATTCATTATATTTGATGAAATTGCAGCAAATTATTTAAATATATCAACAGAAAAAGTTCATCGTAGACTAATGAATAAATATTCTAATACAAATTTTATTGAAAATAAAGATTATATTAAAACTGAAATAAATTCAAAACTAGTTTATATAATTAATCATAAATGTTTTGAAAAATTAGCATTAGTAGATGAATCTATTTAACAATTATGTTACAATTTAAGAATTTTTGTCTTTTATTATTTATATTCATGATTTACAAATTATATTCCAATCATTTATTTTCTTTATTATTTATTTTCTTTATTATTTATTTTCTTTATTATTTATTTTCTTTATTATTTATGATATAGAACATGATGGTGCATTACTACTCATTGGTCCATATATTTGTTGTACATTTGGTACTAAATTATTACTTTGTGTAAAATCCATTGGTATTTGTACAGTCGGTACTAAATTATTAATTTGTGTAAAATCCATTGGTATTTGTACTTTATAATTAGATGCTAAATATAATAATATTTCATTGTGTTGTTTAGGAGTTACTACTGTATTATAAATTAATACTTTATTTATGGTACCTGAAAAAGAATTATTGTTATCAAGTAATTTTCCAATACTTACTTTACTACAATTATTATTAAATAAATTAGATTGTATATCAAACCATACATTATCAATTAATTTTGTAGTTAAATTATTAAGAGTTATAGTACCATTGTTAATTATACATGAAATAATAGTTGAATTTATAAAGGTTATTGGAGTATTATATATATATTTTATACCATTTATTGTAATATTATTTCTATTAATACTCATACAACCTAAATCTAATAAACAATATGGAGTTTTAGGACTAATTTTAGACTGACAAACAATATAAATAGTTTTATCACTTTTTGATGTTAATAACTTATTTGGTGATAGTGTTGGTGGTGCATTATTATTTTGTGGATAATTAAGTACTGCATTATCTTCAAGATTTTTGGGTAGCTTGATATATCTAGTTAATGGTTGATTAATAGATTGCATTGGTACTGATGCAAATGTATCATTATTAAATAATATTAATATAATAATAATAAAAATTAACATAATAATTATAATAGTAGTAGGAGATGAAAAATTAGTATTTTGTGTTTGATTATTATCAATCATATATATATATATATATATATATATATAATTTATAATATTTTTTTATAATATTTTTATTATAATATTTTTATTATAAAATTAGCATTATGAAATGACTTTATACAATAGACATGTTTATAAGTTTCGACAAAAGTCATGTTTTGTCTTAATAATATCTTTATTGTACTAAAACTTATTTGATCATAAAATAACATTTTACATAAGGTAAGGTATAATTATAAAAAATATTGAAAAATTTATTTTATGGTATAATATTAAATATAACAATTATGATAGCAAATATAATAAATAAAATAATTAAAATACCAAATATGATAGATAATTGTATGAATTTTTATATATGTGGTAATGAAGATAATATTAAAAATGAAAATAATATTAAAAATGAAGATAATATTAAAAATGATATAAATATAATAAAAAGGAATCAACTTAATACAACTATACCAAAAATAAATATATCAAATGGAAATATATCTAATAATATAATGGTATCATTAATAAATATTTGTAATATGAGACTACATAAAATTAATACTACACGCAAACCATTATATAATGATAATCTATTGGATGAATTATATATATGTAATTATTGTAAAAGAAATTGTACATTAGATATTTATAGATTTATGGATAATTCATACTGTTCAAAATATTGTAGAAATCAAGTAATATCGCCATTTAATATTACCAAAAAATATCAATAATTAAAATCGTCTTATTGGTTGTCTAAATATTAATTTAAAATCATCACCTAATTTGTTATCATCATCAAAAAAAATATTAGATTTAAAATTATGTATTCTATTTTGATAATTTAATTTTTCATAAATTTGAAATATTACATAATTCTCTTTTAAAATATCTATTTTTTTACCATTAATATTAATAAAATCTAAATTATCATTAATAGTATTAATAAATTTATTATATAAAATAAATTGATTTTCAATAATATATATTAATGCATCTTTAAAAATATTTGTTTTTAATTCAAATTTATTAATAATATTATCTGGTAATGTTTTATTTAATAATTCATTTAAATTATACCATCCAATATTATATTTTATAAATGGTTTATCTAAAAATTTTTGTTTATTTTTAATAAAATTATAAATTGTATCATTATAAAAATAATGATAATAAAATAATTCAGGAATTTCGTTATTTTTAAAATTATTAAAATTTTTATAATTATGAAATATTTTAACTTCTTTATAAAAAAATATTCTACCAAATTCTAATATTAAATCTAAAATATCATCATCAATTTCTTTTTTAATATCTTTATAATAATAAAATAAATTTGTATAATTAATAATCATTTCTTTACCTATTTCTATATTTAAATATGGATAGCCATTTTCATATATGCTAAACATAATACCATCATTAATTTTATTATAATATAAATTAGTATATGAACTATTATCTGTTGAATCAAACCATAAAACATTAAATAAATAACTTTTATTATTTAAATTTATTTGAATTTGATTATAATTTTCAATAAAATTTTTTATAATATTAAATCTATCATTAGCAATACTTTCATATTCTTTAATATTTTCAAAAACTTTAATATTATTTTTTATTTTTAATTTTGGGATTTTCATTTTCTCAATAATTAAATTAAATTCATATTTACTATGAATAATTTTTTCAAATATAGAATTAGTATGATAATATTTAAAATTATCATTTTTGGATATTAATTGTAATTTAGTATTTGGTGGAAATAAAAATTCTTCTTCTTTTTGAAATAAAGAAAAATTTTCAATTAATAATCCTATGCCACATTGATTAGCAGGAATATTAATTTTAACTAAAATTAAACCGAATGTTCCATTTAATAGTGGACTATAAAAGGGGTCTCTAGTAGTTGATATAAAACCTAAATCAATAAAATAATCATTAATTTTCATATTTTTAATAAAACTATCATCTTGAATAAATCTATACATATCATAATCATTATTTAATTTTGGACTAGAATTTATAGCATTTATTATTTTATTTAATCCTTCATTTAAAAAACTATTAATTTCAATATTATTTCTTAAATGTTTATTAAATAAAAAAGAACCAAAAAATGAATAAAATGTTACCCATGAAATAATATCAGTATTTATTATATAATTGCTATGAATTTTAATTTCATCAAATGAAACATCATTTTTAGATACTTTTTTACATACATCATAATGAATATCTTCTTTTAATAAAAATTCTGGATCAATATCTTCTTTAATTAAATTCATATTTTGCCCTAATTTAATTAATTCTATTTTAGTATAATAAGGTTTTAAATGATCTATAAATCTATGAAAACTATTTCTTTTACAAATACTTACAGATAGTCCTAATAATGGACTATATTCATATAAAGTTTTATATGATGTTTCAATTAATGTTTTAATATCATAATTTTTTATAATTTTTAAATTTTTTTTTAATATTTTATGTAATTTTAAATTATTTTTACTTTTAACATATAAATTTTTAATCCATTGATAAATTTCATTATTTATAAATCTATAATGACATTCTATTAATCTATAATGAATATTTTTTTTTTTAATTGGAAATATTTGATTACTATAAATATCATACATTGGTATAAGTTCTTGATATTTTGATAATTCAATTTTATTTTTTATTTTTTTTTTTAAATTAAAAATATTATAAATTAATTTTTCATTAATAATCATTAGTTATAAATAGAATTTATTTTAATTTATAATATATCACCATCAAAAATAGATATATTTTGCATTTTTTCTATTGGCATTGGTATTTGTATTACATGCGATTTTATATTAAAATACCAATATAAAATAATTAAATAAAATATTGCGATTATTATCATTATAAAAGTTTATAAATTATTTTTTACTTAATTTTTAAATATAAAATAATAAATATATAAAAAAAATTTTCTAATATATAGTAATGACGTCTAATAATGGACAACTTTCAGGTACAAATGTATCATCACAAGGCAATTTTGATTTTATTACAACATTAACAGAATATAAATGGCAAATTTTAATTGTTTTTGTTATTATTGGTATTATTGTTGCACTATATATGTTTTATAAACATGAACAAACAAAAAAAGAAAATAAAAATGATTAAATTATTTTATCAACGTATATAAGATTATGATCAAATACTGTACTATTTAATCCTTTTATTAAATAGTCTACCTCATTTTCATTTTTAAAAGTAACATATGCTGTTGCTGTTTTTTCGTAATGTTTAAGAATTATTTTTACTACATTACCCCATTCTTGCAATAATTCATATAATTCTCTTTCTGTAATATCATTTGGTAATTCAGAAATTTTAACTTTATAATATTTAATATAAGGATTAGTATTGTAATTATTTGTATTGTAATTATTTGTATTTGTATTAGTGTTTGTATTATTTATTTGTATATCTTTTTTTTTATTACTACATTTAATTGTTAGATGATTACCATTACAGTTTCTACATTTTAATTTAGTTATATTATCCATATAATATAACTAAATTACATTTTATATATATTTAATTTTCATTTTTTTTATATATAGTTATATTAAAATTATTAATAAATATTATTTTATAAATTAAAATAATGATAGATATTTTTTTAATAATATTAATAATAGTAATTATTCATTTACTATTTAATACAATTGATAATTTTATAAATGAAAATACAAATGATGTATCACAATATGATGATGTATTTACAAATGATGATCAGCGCGATTGTTCAATTTTTGGATGTTCTAGTATTAGATCACAAAATGATAATTATGTTAAATATATTGGTGATGATAAAGATAATAATAAAATTTTTAAATATCAAAATAAATTATTAAAACATGAAAATAATAAATTTCATGATATAACAAAAAATAATAATGATATTAAATATTTAGATGAATCAATACTAGTACCAATTAATAATAAATTAAATATAAAAATTAAATTTACATATAAAAATTATAATTATGTTGGTATTGCAGCAAATAATTATTATAATTTAGAATTTTTAGTATATGCAAAACCATATGATGGTGATAGTACATTAAATGATAAATTATTTGAATATATTTTTGTAAAAATAATAGATAATAATTATAAAATTTATTATACATTACCACCTAGAACTAAAATAAATAAATTAGAAGCCATATGGATAAGTTATGGTAATTATCAATTAGGACCATTAGTATTTTATTAAGGTTATATTATTAATATATAATAATTAATAAAATATAGTTCATATCTTAATTAAATAAAAGATATAAATTTTTTATATAGGTATGTTTCTTATTTATATTATTTTTTACAATTATAATATAAATGTATAAATATCAAAAAAATATAGTTATAAAAATAAATAACTTATTAAATAAAAAATTAATAGTATAAAGAGATTTTTAATTTAAATATATATTACACCAATAAATTTTAAAATAAATTAAAAAATCTCAACAATTTTACTTCGAGGTTTTGGTGTGACATTATTATCTTTTAGTTGGATTTTTTTTTGGGATTATGTATTTTACTAAATCAGGTTGTCGTGGTTTTCTGCGATTACTATTATTAATTATGTACGTCGGTTTATTTACATCTAATAAAGGGTTACAAATCAGATTTAGTGATAGCATTGATACATAGGGACCGTTTGTTTTTCGTGTTAAATAATACATTAGTATTGAGTGTAATAATAAAAATTTTTCATAGTTAGTATCAGTAATTTCTAATTCATTTTTGAATTGTAATAATCTATTAGTTTTAAGATGTAATAAAAACTTATTATTATTAAAACTTATAAAATTACTATTTATTTTACAGTATATACAGTGGGGTACTAATATCCTATGAATAGAACCACCAGACGTTTCTAAATTTGAATAACATCTATATGATAAATCATTAATGGTTATAGATTGTGAGAGTGTACCTTTTATGTAGCCTATAGATGTAGTCAAGGTTTGTAATTTATTTTCGATTGTATTTATATTTGTGTTTACGTCATTAATAATATTTCTGTAATCAATATTGATTTTGGTTATTTTTTTTTGTTTTATTTTGTATTTTTTATTTATAAGTGTGTCGGTTTCATCTTCATCGCTTTTAGAAGTATCTTTAGTATTTTGCTCATTACCAGTGTCTTCAGGTTCAGCTTTATTGCTTTCAGAATTATCTTCAATGTTTTTTTTTTTCTTTTTAAGTTGATCTAGTTCAGTTGTATTGTTATCTATTATATCTTGGATTAAATTACAAATACGTACTACTTGGTTGTATCCATTTTCATAATTGGTTATGAGTTCCCGTAAAGATAATATATTCATATTGGCTTCAGTTATTTTAGTGTATATAGGAGTAAATTTGTCTATGATTGGATTTGCAGTTTGTGTGGATTTTTGTGTAAATTGTTCATATTCTTCGTTGATTGTGGTTAGTTTAACATTGGTAGTCTTTATATCTGAGATTGAACATGTCATGATGTTAATTATTGTATCCAAATAACCTAATAGGATGTTTATATCTTTATTAATTTTTACATGTGTGACGGGTGTATCTTCATTAATTTCAAAAAGTGTGTCTGATAGTTGGTCTTTTAATTCAAATTCTTTTAGCTTATAATCAATTTGTATTAAGGTTTTTTTATTAGTATTAGTATTAGTATTATTATTATTATTATTAGGTTCATTGTTATCTTCACTATTATTAGGTTCATTTTTTATATTTTTTTTTAATATTTGTTCAAAAGTTTCATGATTATCTAAAGTTGTTGAGTCATACAAATATATATAATATCCAGATGTATTGTTATTTGTAAAATTATATGGTGTATTATTATATTTTATTATATTAATATTTTTATTTGGATCATTATTAATAGATTGTGTGTTTCTTGTTTGAATAGGAATATTACGCATAGTGATACTAGGATTAGTATTATTAACTAGTGCATGTATTTTACCATTGGTAATACCAGACTCAATAAGTAGTATTGAATTATACTGTGATTCGATTGGAATACACTGATTAATGGTATTTAAAAATTCTATTAAATAATAAAATAATTGTAATTGTGATGTCTTATGCAATATCTTACTAGTGTATAGAGTTTGATTTATTAAATTAAATACTGGACTAATCGTATTCCGTGTGTAGATACTCCAACTTGTTTTACCAAAATGTTGATTAGTATTTATATGTAATGATGGAGAATACGTAAATAAACAATCGAGTTTAGGAATTATTTTTTTTGTATAATTGTCAAATTTTGCTTTTTGTAAATCTATATTTTTTGTTTCATTTATAATAGTAGTAAATACATTATGTAACTCATTAATTGTTATTGCAGATGGTATACTTTGTATATGTGATTCAAGATTATATATATGGATATCATCTATATTTATACCTTCTAGATCATGTATATTGATATTTAAATTATGTGTACTATATATAAAATAATATGATGTCTTATTGTTTAGTAAATTAGGGATGGAATTGTTATTAATATATTTACTTTGTATCCACAAATAAAACTTATCTAAATATGTATTAATATCGTCACCATTTTTAATATAAATAGTATTTAATATATTTTTAAAATATTCATTGGCTTCTTCATTTGCGTATCTATCTATATATGGTTCTTCATTTTTATTGTTATCATTATTACCATTTTGGTTTGCATTTTGTGTTTTATATTTTTCAAATTCTTTTAGGTATTTATCTATTTCATTATATACACTAAATATAATAGTTTTTTTTTTTTCCAAGTACGCTGACATTATTTTATATCTAAAGTATGGATGTAATATATAGGTATTATTCTCTAAAAAATTATAATACTGTTGTGGTGTAATTGTTTGGTTTATTTGTGTTGTATTAGATGGATTAGTTGAAACACATATTATACCTAAAATTGTACTTTGTAAATGTATAATATTACCAGATAAAACAGTTTTGTTATTCTCACAATTTATTGATCTTGCTATTGGTACCACTAAGGTGTCCCATATTATTTTTTTAGGGGCTATAAGCAAATTTGACATTGTTGATGAAATAGAATCTTTTTTAACATTTGTTATTTTACGCCCCGCATTATTCATAATACGTCGCATATTACGATATGCTATCCCCATACCACCATTAATAGCATTTTCTAATTGTTTTAGTTTTAAATATTTACTTTTATATTTTAAATATTTTTCATAATAATTATTCATTATATTATAATTTTAGATAATAATTTATAACATATTTTTATTGTAATAATATGCACCTTGTAAAAAAGCATCTGCCAAATCATCTTTTTTTTTTTGTTTTTCTAAAAACGCATACCATTCCGGTAAATGATTAATCATCATTTTACAATATTTAATACCTAATTCTTTTGTTAATTTATATAATTTTGTTTCATTATCTTTTAATAATATTAATGTATTACTTTCTTCATCATTAATTACTTTTATTTTATTTGAGGGAGCCATAAATTTAACTTTTGTAATTTTCGAATTAGTTAAGTTTTTATCAATAATTCCACGAATTAAAAAAAAACTATATAATGACATACTAATTGATTTCATTCGTGGATTTTTAAATGATGGTTGATTTTCAATTAAAACAATATCTGCACCAAGTAGTTCTTTTTTTGCATCTAATATTTGAAATAATTTAACTTGTATTTTATCAAAATCCATATCAATAATAGATGATTTTTTTATTGGTTTTAATTTATATTGATTTGTTAAATGTTTATATTGTAATTTAGCATGAGTTGTACAATAATTATTATTATTTTCAATAAATGAACATTTTTTATTACATAAATTTTCTTTTATTATATATTGGCATTTATTTAATGATTTATTTTCAATAAATAATTCATTAAATGGTTTTATTATTTCGCATTTTTTTGAATGAACTTTACAATAATAATTATTATTATGAATAAAACTTGCTTTTAATCCACAATTACATTTATTTTCTTCTCTATCTGTTAAATCTATATTATTCCAATCTATTATAAACCATTTATCATCTTTTTTTGTAAATAAACAATAAGCTAAATGTACAATACCAACATCAAATGATAATATATTCATTATATATATAAAATATATTTAACTTTATATATTTGTAACTTTATATATTTGTAATAAAAATTGATAATTATATAAAATAATATTATATTACATTATTATTATGGACAATACAATAAGCGGTATTATAAATTCAGTAAGTGGTGCTATATTTAATATGGAACCAACTAATATAGA